GGGTGGCGTTAAAGTTCTGTAGTGCGCCCTTCAATGTAAAGCAAATCCGGCGCCACTGCCACGGAAGTCCTGTAGATGTTTGGATCTCAATCTTCTCTTTGAGGCCACGCATGTAGCAAGTCGTCGCTGTACGGGCAGATTGAAGGGTAACGTTGGGCACGTTCCCACTGCCAGCTGTAAAATCGCGTGCAGTTGCACACCAGAGGAAAGTCGCACCGGTGGATGCGTTGAATTGAGCAATGCCGGAAGCGCCGCTAGCAGGCGAGCCGTTCTGAAAATACGGTAACATCTCATCTCGCTTCTTTCGACTCGTTATGTTGAGTGTCCGCTTTCGGGTCATGGTCCGGCGGTACGCTTTCTTTGTTCTCCGATAGGGCGGCCTCTTGACGGATGACGCGCGGCGGTACGAACTCGCGGAACGCTTTGTTCTCCTTGCGACCCGTGACGAACCATACTTTCGTCGGAGGGGCATGACTAGGGTGGAGGGAAGAAAGAGGCGGTGAGGGCGGGGTAGTCGGCATGATGTTTGGCCGTCGGGGGAACTGGGGTCCGACTCGGGCTATAAGTACACGGGGTGTGCCCTGTGTCCTGGGCTATAATATTAGTTTCGCCCAGGACTTCTCAGGACACCGCAATGCCAAGCTTCGTTTGCAATGCCCGCTACTTTCTCGTCACCTACGCACAGTGCGGAGACCTCGATGGATTCCGTGTTATGGAACACTTTTCATCACTGGGAGCTGAGTGCATCGTCGGAAGAGAGTCTCACGAGGATGGCGGACTTCATCTTCACTGCTTCGCGGATTTCGGACGGAAGTTTCGAAGTCGAGCGGCTGGTGTATTCGATGTGGACGGTCGGCACCCAAACATTGAGCCTTCTAAGGGAACACCAGAGAAAGGTTACGACTACGCAATCAAGGACGGCGATGTGGTCGCAGGGGGGCTCGAGCGACCAGCCGGATCGGGCGGAAGTGGAGGTCGGTCAACTTTTGATAAGTGGACTGAGATCACGAGTGCGCCGGATCGAGAGACATTTTGGGAACTTTGTCATCAGCTGGATCCCAAAAGTGCTGCTTGCTCATACGGCCAGCTCAGCAAGTACGCAGACTGGAGATTTGCGGATGTGCCTGCCGAGTATGAGTCACCACGAGGATTTGAGTTTGTTAGCGGAGATGTTGACGGCAGAGATGAGTGGGTATCAGAATCTGGTATCCAGTTGGAATTCGCACCGATAGGTGAGTGCCAATTCCTAGAGTTGTGGCGCGCCTCCGACTGCCGGTCGCAGGCTCCCTAGTCGGCGCGAGTTGAAAACATAGGGGTGTGGTCTGTGACTCATGCTAATTGAAGCTAGGCAGACCTATGTCCTTGGTGCTTTACGGAGAATCACGGACCGGAAAAACTCTGTGGGCCCGATCTTTGGGACCGCACATATACAATGTGGGATTAGTCTCAGGAGAAGAGTGCATGAAGGCACCACACGTCAAGTATGCAATTTTTGACGATATACGAGGGGGAATGAAATTCTTCCCTGCCTTCAAGGAGTGGTTGGGCGGTCAGCAGACAGTGTGTGTAAAGAGATTGTACAGGGATCCGAAATTGGTGGCTTGGGGGAAGCCCTCAATCTGGATCAGCAACGACGATCCTCGTCTGGTTATGGAAAGTGGGGACGTTTCATGGCTTGAAGCTAATGCACGCTTTATTGAAATTCGCGAGCCTATCTTTCGTGCCAATACAGAGTAGCACAAGGATTGTACGTCATCAAATCACTACTAGTTCCACCAATGCCCCCAACAATAAAATCAACAACAAGATAATCTCCCATGCCCTGTCTCCCGGCTGTTGAGTACTTCGATGTCGTCATACTCTCACCGCTCTCATCATCATCATAAACAAGCGACTTGTTCATTGGGTGCCACAAGTTGCACAATTTAAGTTTGCCGGAGCTGTTGCCTGAGGATATGATAACGGTCCTATCATATCTGACACTGACGCGGGTGGGGTCAGTTTGGGCGTTGAGCACGCTAGTCCAATCGATCCCATACGTTCCGCGGAAGAGGGCGTTCCGAACCAGGGTTAACTGGTTATTGTCGACAGTGGATCCGGAGTTAAGATTGTACAACAGACGTTGTTCGCCGTAACTGGTCTCAACCTCAAGGGGGGTGGCGTTAAAGTTCTGTAGTGCGCCCTTCAATGTAAAGCAAATCCGGCGCCACTGCCACGGAAGTCCTGTAGATGTTTGGATCTCAATCTTCTCTTTGAGGCCACGCATGTAGCAAGT